GTTTGCGAAATCGGGGACTTCTTTGATACGACAATTAGTCGATTCTGGTACCCTGTCTAACCTTCCGGGCGGTTTCAAGACCAAAGGACTTCGTGTGAAAGGGGATGATACTCCAATTGGGCCAGCGGAATGGAGGGATGTAGATGTCCCGAGCGGTAGTTTGCAAGAAAATTTGATGCCTTTACCTTATAAAGAACCCTCTCAGGTACTTTATGCCCTTTTACAGACGATTGTGGACGAAGGAAGGCGGTTTGCTAGTGCTGCAGACATGAAAGTGTCTGATATGTCATCCCAATCCCCTGTTGGTACTACTCTAGCAATACTAGAGAGAAGCTTAAAAGTTATGAGCGCTGTACAGGCGCGTATTCACTTCTCTATGAAGCAAGAGTTTAGGTTACTTAAACAGATTATCCGAGACCACGGAACAGACACCTATTCATATGACCCAACAGTAGGAGAAGAATATGATAAGAAGGCCGACTATGACTCCGTTGACGTTATCCCGGTTAGTGACCCTAACCAAGCGACGATGGCTCAGAAAGTGGTTCAATATCAAGCGGTACTGCAGTTGGCTCAATCCGCCCCCGACTTATACGATATGCCCCTTTTACACAGAGAGATGCTCAATGTATTGGGAATCAAAAACGCCGACAAATTAGTACCTCAAGAGGGGGATATGAAACCGCAGGAACCAGTAGCGGAAAACATGAATATCCTCAATGGCAAACCGGTCAAGGCACACCTATACCAAGACCACGAGGCACATATATCAGTCCATATGTCAGCACTTAAAGACCCTGTTATTATGAAAATGGTGGGCCAAAGCCCCAACGCCAACGCTATCGCAGGTGCAATGGCAGCACATGTAACTGAGCATATAGCCTACGGTTACCGTAAACAGATTGAAGATGCCGCTGGTGTACCTTACCCAGCACCTGATGTTGAGATGGACGAAGAAACAGAACTACAAGTATCTCGACTCGCAGCCGCAGCAGCAGGACAAGTCCTTGGCAAAAACCAAGCGAAAGAAGCAGCTGAAGCAGCTCAACAAGCAGCGAATGACCCAATTATACAGAACCAGACCAAAGAACTGGAGATTAAGGCTGGGGATTCCGAGGCTAGGAAGACGAAGATTATGCTTGATGCCGCTGCTAAGAAGGATGAAATTGAGTCTAAAGAGCGCATTGAGGGTGCCAAGATTGGGTTGGCGATGCGGGAAGGAGAGCGCAAGCAACAGAAAGAAGGAATAGAACTCGGGATAGATATAGCCCGGGACGCGAGAGAGCAAGATGAGAGGAACCAAAAACCGGTACCGGAGGTACCAAAACAACCATAAGGGGGAGTAATGGCAGTAGATGTATTAACGCTCTTGGTGCAAAAAAACCAAGCAGATATAGAGATGTACAAAGTAGATATGTCTAAGGGTAGGTGCAAAGACCACCCTGCATATAGCAACATGGTAGGAAGAATACAAGGTCTAGAAAGGGCAAATGCCACTATAAAGGACTTACAACAATCAATGAGTGAGGGAGAAGACGAGGATGAGTGAAGCAGGGATAATAGTGCCAAAGCACCTAGATGGCATAAAAATAGGAGAAGCGGAAGCGCAATCTGAGGCAGAAAAGGCATCTCAACTGCCTGTACCTTCAGGATACCGCATATTATGTGCAGTTCCCCAGAGAGAAGAAGCTTTTGGGAGTGGTATATTGAAGGCAGATACGACAATAAAGGAAGAAGAGATTCTGACTACTGTGCTATTTGTAGTGTCATTAGGGCCAGATTGTTATAAAGATGAGAGCAGGTTCCCAAGTGGGCCATGGTGTAAGGAGGGAGATTTTGTTCTTATCCGTCCTCATGCTGGAAGCCGATTAAACATACATGGGCGAGATTTTCGTATATTAAATGATGATGCAATAGAGGGTGTGGTACAAGATCCAAGAGGGGTGCGGAGAGGGTGAGGACATGTAAGAAGTGCCTAGAGGAAAAAGAGTGGGGGGCTTCCCTATACCCCATAAGAGGGAAAGAAGTGTCTGGGTTACACGTACTAGGCAATCTACAAGTATTAACAATACGTGAAAATCGTAGCAAAGGTGCAAAGCACTTGGGAGATGTATTATGAGTGAAGCAAACGAAGTAGAAGATGAACTAGAAATTGAAATTGAGGGTAACCCCAATGAAGCAGAGGACGTAATAGCGCCTAAAGCTGAAGTAGAATTGGATATTGTTGATGATACTCCCGAGGAAGACCGGGGAAAGGAGCCAATGCCCCAAGAGATTGTCGACGAATTAGAAGCCGATGAACTCGAGGAATATTCGGATAAGGTCAAACAGCGCCTGAAGCAGATGAAGAAGGTATGGCATGATGAGCGCCGAGGTAAAGAAACTGCTGTACGTGAGCAGAATGAAGCGGTAGCAATGACCAAACGGTTATTAGCTGAGAACCAGCAATTAAAGAATAACTATCGCGCTGGAGAGAGAACCCTCGTCGAGACTTATAAAGCAGCGGCTGAGTTAGAAGTAGGCAATGCGAAAAGGGCTTATAAAGAAGCCTACGATGCTGGTGATACAGACAAACTTCTGGATGCTGAAGAAGCTCTAAGCAAGGCAAGGGGCAAAATTACCCAAGTGGAAAACTATAGACCTTCTTTACAAGAGGCAAGGGATAGTGTACAAGGTAGTAATGTATCTCAGGCAGCGGCTCAACAAGCTCCTCCTGAACCAGATGAAAATACTAAAGCGTGGCAAAAACGCAATACGTGGTTTGGAAGTGATATAGAGATGACATCCCTCGCAATGGGGTACCATCAACAACTCGCTCAGCAAGAAGGCGAAGCATTTCTAAACACACCAGAGTATTGGACTAAAGTAGACAAACAAATGCGCCGGCGTTTTCCTGAGTATTTCTCAGAAGACGAACAAACAACCGGTACTAAAAAATTAACGGACAGTGGGGGCGGCAAGCCCACGGAAACTTCCGACACTAAACCTGTCAACATTGTAGCTGCTGCTTCTAGAAGCACTGCGCCCCGTAAAATTAGACTTAGCAAAACTCAAGTCACGCTAGCTAAACGCTTAGGATTAACTAATGAGCAATACGCAGCAGCGGCGGCAAAACTTCAAAAGGAGCAATCATAATGAATACGACAGATAAAAAACAAAACCGACTTGCACGCGAAATAGATAACCGCGAAGAAGATGGACGACCACAATCATGGCAACCGCCCCAAGTGCTACCCGACCCAGACCCTATGGAGGGTTATGATTTTCGATGGGTACGAGTCGCTACTCTAGGTAAAGCAGATGCCCGAAACATAGCTGGAAAGCTGCGTGAAGGGTACGAGCCAGTCACGATTGAGGAGCAACCTAAGTTCAAGCTTCTCTCCGACCCAGACAGTCGATATAAAGACAACATTGAAGTTAGTGGTTTACTGTTATGTAAAATTCCAACTGGTTTTCTTAAGCAGAAAAAAGAGTATCTTGCTAAGAAAAATCAGCAACAATTGGATGCAGTTAACAACAACCTCATGCGGGAAAGTGACCCAAGGATGCCAATATTCCAAGACAATAAGTCTTCGGTATCAAAACGGGATTTCGGTGATGGAAAATAAACAAAATTAAAAATTAACTTTTAGGAGAATCCATAATGGCTTCAACTGCTACCCCTTACGGACTAAAACCCGTAAAACGCGCTGATGGAATGCCTTACGCCGGCGCGACCACTACTTATCTGATTGACCCTGCTGGGGTTGCTCAGAATATATTCTATGGGTCTGTTGTTAAGACTTTGGCTACAGGGTATATATCATTAGCACTAGGTACCGGTAAAGATTTAACGACTAACAACCTTGGGGGTTCATCCCTTACAGCGTTGGGTGTCTTCGTAGGCTGTGAGTATATCAACGCTCAAGGTCAAGTAATCCATTCGCAGTTTTACCCTACAGGCACCACTGGTGTTGTTAAGTGTAAAGTTGTTGATGACCCTAATGTGATTTTTCAGGCGCAGATGGATGCAGTAAGTGGACAGGACGATGTTTTTTCAATCGCTGGTTTCACTGGTGCTGCCCATGCAACTACCTCTGGAAGTACCAAAACTGGTGTCTCTACAATGGCGCTTGACGCAACCGTGCAAACAACTACCGGCGCGTTTAAGGTAATGGGCTTTGTCTCACCTACCGATGACACGTATCCGGATGTGCTTGTTAAATTTAACCCGGGCTACCATGCCTTCAACACTGCTGTAGGCATATAAAGGAGAATATATAATGGCTATTTCAAGAGCACAGTTATTAAAAGAACTCCTTCCCGGGCTTAACGCCTTGTTTGGATTGGAGTATTCGCGTTACGGTGAAGAGCATAAGGAGATTTTCGATATTGAATCTTCTGAACGCTCTTTTGAAGAAGAAACAAAACTGTCTGGCTTTGGAGCCGCACCTGTTAAAGATGAAGGTTCTGCCATCTCTTATGACAATGCGCAAGAAGCATGGACAGCACGCTACAATCACGAAACTATCGCTTTAGGCTTCGGTATTACTGAAGAGGCCATTGAAGATAACTTGTATGATTCGCTGTCTACTCGTTATACGAAAGCTTTGGCTCGTGCTATGGCGTACACTAAGCAGACTAAAGCGGCTGCTATTTTAAATAACGGTTTCGATAGTAGCTACGCTGGTGGTGATGGTGTAGAACTATTTAGTGAAAGTCACCCTCTAGTAGGTGGCGGTAATAACGCTAACGAACCCGCAACGCAAGTTGATTTAAACGAAACTTCTTTGGAAGCGGCTGTTATTCAAATCAGCGACTGGACGGATGAGCGAGGCTTACTAATAGCTGCTAAACCTCTGAAGTTATGTATCCCTTCTGAACTGCAATTCGTAGCAACTCGTTTGCTTGAAACCGAGTTGCGTTTAGGAACGTCGGATAATGACATCAGTGCTATTAACACCAACGGTACTATCCCTCAAGGCTATGGTATTAACCATTGGCTAACCGATGCAGATGCTTGGTTTATTAAAACTGACGTACCTAATGGTTTGAAGATGTTCAATCGTGCGGGCTTAAAAACCTCTATGGATGGCGACTTCGATACCGGTAACGTCCGATACAAGGCTCGTGAAAGATATAGCTTTGGTTGGTCTGACCCTCTAGGTATGTGGGGAACTTCTGGATTGGCGTAAACTCACCCAGTAACAAGTAGTTAGTAATTAGAACCCTCCTTAACCGGAGGGTTTTTTGTATAAAGGAGGCGAAATGGAACAAATTCGGCCCAGATGTATAAAAGAGAATTGCAATAATCTAGCTAAGAAGAATGGACACCGAGTAAATGGGGATTGGAAGTTCTATAAGTTGTGCTCGCCCCACAGAAAGGCTTTGGATTATGCTCAACAGGGGAGAAAAAAGAAGGGTTACTGTGAGAAATGTGGGTTCAAAGCAGAGCGCCCGTGCCAATTAGACATAGACCATATAAATGGGGATAACAAAAATAACAACACAATGAACTTACAAACACTGTGCTCAAATTGCCATAGACTAAAGACATATATACGCAAAGATTGGAAGACAAATTGACATAAGTGCTTACATCTGCTACAAAAGGACTTAGAGTTTAACTATATATCCAGTCCCCTCATGGGACGGAGTTGGCTGCCTTACCAAGGCTAGGAGAAATAATATGGCTGCAGCACATTTTTCAGGCCCACTTTTGGTCGGCAGGACTGTCGCTAAAGAGGCAAACTACACTGTAGTAATCACTACAGATTCAGGTAAAACATTCACAAGCAAAACGGATGGTACGGTATTCACACTACCCGCTATCGCTATCGGCAACACCAT